GATGATGTTGTTGTACTCGACCCACCTAAAGAGGAAGTATTTGAAGATGAAGTGGTGGAGTTTGAAGAACCGCCTATTGAGTTCGAGATTATTGAATTCGATTTGGAAGATATTGTCCCCGAAATCGTGGTGGAGATACCAGTACAAGATGAAATAGAGGAGGAGATAAAAGATGAAGAAATTAAAGAGGATGTACAGGAAGTTCTGGATGAGCCGATACAGGAAGTTGTTAATGAAGATACGCCAGGAACAACACTACCGAGAGTGGAAGATAAAGAACCCTTAGAGCTTACTGAGGAAGAAGTTGCTGTTGAAGTAGCTCAAATAGAAGAAGTTATTGATATAGAAATAGAGATAGCTACCGAAGAAGAGATAGATAATTTTACAGAAGAGGAGTTAGTTGAATATGAAGAAGCTAAAGAAGAAGCAATACAAGAGTATGTACAAGACCTTACCGAAGAAGAAGTTGTTGAAGTCTTAGAAGAGGTCAATGACATTGGTGTACAAAACTTAGACCAAGCTACTGAAGAAGTACAAGAGATAGTTCAAGCTGTTGTTGAGGAAGCTATTGCAGATGTTGAAGAGCTTACTGAAGAACAGGTAGAAGTTGTAGCTGAAGTATTCCAAGTAGAAGCAGAAGATGTATCTATTATTGCAGAGTCTGTTAAAGATGACGAGGTCATAGCAGAAGCTGTAGAAGAATATGTAGAGAGAGCTGTAGATAACTCAGATGTAGAGAACTACACACTTGCTGATGTTGTAACAGAAGTAAACTACGAATCTTTTTTAGAGAACCCTATAGAAACATTTATTGATTTAGATTTTGAAGATGTCACACTATCAAACATAGGTGATGACATGACACAAGACCAAAGAGAAAAAGCACAAGAAGTTGTAGTGCCAGTTATTCTGACTAGAATAGCTAGTATGGCAGCTTTCGTATTTAGGAGAAATTTATGATTAAGAAGTTATGGTCATGGTTAGTATCAGCAATTAAAGAAACATTAAACCTTAGTTGGACTTTGGTAGGTTTAGTTATTGCAACACTAACATTGACTGGTTCTGCTCAGCAAGTGACAGGATTAGCTACAGTTATTACTCTAGGTATATGGTTGCTGACCATTAGTTTTAGAAAGGAATAATAATGAAACTACAAGTTGTAAGAACACAGTTCGGCAAAGATGCTACGAATGGAATGTTGTTTATAGATGGTATCTTTGAATGTTATACACTAGAAGACCAGTATCAAGCAGTTAAAGTTATGCACGAAACCTGCATACCAGAGGGCAAATACAATATAGAGTTTAGAAAGACAGGTGGATTTCACGCAAAGTATTCAGAGAGATATAAGAATGCACATTATGGTATGTTGCATATACAAGATGTACCTAACTTTACCTATATACTTATACACACAGGAAATACTGATGAACATACATCAGGCTGTTTAATTGTAGGTGAAACACAACAAGACCTAGAGATATCTAAGGACGGGTTTGTCGGCTCAAGTTCAGTAGCGTACAAAAAAATGTATGCAAAAGTTGCAAGTCAATTACTACAAGGAAAAAAAGTTACTATAGAATATACAACAATAAACAAATTGCTTGAACAAAAACCTGAGGAAGATAACAAAGCTAAAGACCATATGATACTAGCTGATAGTGTGTATGAAAAGCTCCAAGAAATAAATGGTAACGTTATTAAAACAAATGCAATGTTAGAAGGTAGAATAATAACATAATGTTTGAGAAGTTAAAAAGGTCACGAAATTCTGACGGGACGTTTAAAAAAAACGTGTGGTGGACTCCTTGGAATGATACATGGGAGTATACAATGAGCAAAGAATATAAAGATGTTCTTAGTAAAACTGTATGGACTTTTGTTGAAGCATTCATTTCAGCTCTTACAGTCGCACCTTTAGTTGGTGTTGACGCAGATGCTGTACAACTTGCTGCCTTATCAGGCGGTGCTGCTGCTTTAGTAGTAGTAAAAGAGTTTGCTAAAAAACAAATTGGTCCAAAGCCAGTTAAACCAAGTAAGTAATTCAAATAGCAAAGCCGAGGGTGTTATCCTTTCTACCTCGGCTTCTGCTTTTTTTTAATTAAAAGGGAGCTACGTCCTCTTCCAAATCGTCTAGGTCTTTTGCTTTAGGCATCTCTGGCATATACCATTCTTCTGGTGCTTTCTTATCGTTAGCAAATGAATCAATGTAATATATTCTAGGGTTACCGTTGTCGCAATCTTTGTTCTTACATTTCCAATCTGGATATGTAGGCTTTATTTTACCACTAGCTTTGTCGTGTCTGTTATCCCATAGTTCACTATCGCAACTTAGACACTTAGGTGTCATAGTTCCTTCAGTAATAATGACCATTGTTTCTACTTTAGGAGACGGAGCAGAGGCAGGAGTGCTGACCACCTCTGCTTTTTTAGTCTCCCGATTAGTGGTTGGCTTTGCTTCTACTTCTTCTGCATAATGATGTTCTTCAGAGACACCACCTGTCCATAATTCAAGTCCGATACCCAGTCTCATGCAACATCTTTTAATGCCGTCTGATACAGCTAGCTTTAATATTTCACTCTCTGTAATGTTTCTATTGACTGCGTTCATATCAACATCACCAACTTCTTCTATAGTTTGGTCTGTTGATTTAATGTACAGTTTGCACTTTGCACCTATGATACTATTGTCAGCACCCCTAACTACCTCGTATGTGTAGTCATACCCACCAGGAATTACATCCACTAATCTCTGTGTGTATATGTGATGAGGAACATAGTCTCCATACTTACCTTTGGGGGCTTTCATTACAACTTCTTTTGGGAAGTTCTTAATTAATTTTTTTTGTGTTTCTTTATCCACGAACACTCCTTTCTAATCGTTTGTATATTTTATACTTGTTCTGAATTTAATGGTATATCTGTCAATTTAAACTGTTCTTTACGAAAGAGCTTGCATAAACTGTTAAGACAAACTAACTCAGCTCTCTTAACAAACAATGCTTTTCCGCAATACATACAAATATGTGACATAATCTACTCCTCTAGTTGTACTAGATACTCTGCAGTAACTCCTTTATCAGGTTTCACAAACAACGTAAACTGGCATGGTCTACCCATACTTGCTAACTGTTCTTGTGCATAACTGTTATAACTCTCAGTAGAACCATTAACCCATAGACGAACATCATTAATATATAGTGATGTTGGTGTGTGGTAATGTCCTGCTACTGCGTGTGTAAAGTCTTCCATCAATCCATTTGCTGCAAGAGCTTTCCAACCTAGTATTTTTTTATTGTATCCATAGAAGGGAACACCCATTGAACCACGTATGTTATCTCCATGAAAACAAAAGAACTTAGCCTTTTCGCCTAAGTCAGCTACTGTGTACCAATGATTGTCAACGCCTTCAGGGATATGAAACTTAATGCGTTTCTCTCCCGCGAACATAGTGTCTAGTATTTTGCCTAACATTCTATCAGCGTTTGTCTCAGGGTTGTAATCTCTGCGTGAACGACCACCCAAAGCCCCATGATTACCTATAACCCAGTATACTTCTACTTCTTTGAAGTTTTCCAATAAGATAGAAAAGAAAGTGTGCATGATTCTAGGACCATCTACAGTTACTTGTCTATATAAAGAACTGTCAATTAAATGTGACTGTCCTGGAAATATAAGCTCTCCTTCAACTATGTCTCCTAAAGCAAGCACCACACATTTATCTACAGTATGCGTAGCTCTTTGTATTTTTGTGAGCTTGACTATCTTTTCTGCATATCGTTTAACCCTTTCCTCAGCTACATTAGTGTCGTAGTCTGGGGTTCTCTTTGCGAGTTGGATATCTGATATCAATGGGACGCAGATTTCTTCCTCTTTTTTCTGGGTTTTTTTGCTAGTCGGTTTGTGTATATCGGGGAACTGTAAAGTTCTCATACCATCTCTAGCACCTTGATATACTGCCTCAACCATATCAGCTCTTTTGTCTTTGAGTTTATCTATTTGCTTTAATAACCTAGTGTTAGTATCTTTAAGGTCTGCAATTTTATCACTCTCTGCCTCAGCTAAAAGGTCTAGCAGTTCTTTATTGTTGGTCGGTTTGGGTTTTTTGTTCATAGCGTTTCTCCATGTTTGCTAACCAAAGACGAACACGTGAACGTGACACTTCAAAGTTAAACTCTCTTTCAAGTATTTCACATATAACCCTAGCGTTAGCTTTAACGCCTTGATTTTCTACCCTGTCCGATAATGTTTCAATGAATGGCTCGGCGTTTCTAGGTAGTCTTTCGTACCATTTAACACCACCACTCTTTGTTTTTGCAGTTGCCTCATCTAATAAAAGTTGGACATCTACCTTTCCTGTATTTTCTATATTGTTACTCATAGGTAAATCATAACATGATTGTGATTTAGTTGCAACTATATATGATTACGCATATGCGTAGTAGCAAATAAAAAAAAGGTGGCTAAACCGAAGTCTAACCACCTAATTTTATTAGTACGGCAATAGGTAAGAGAGATTACCTAGTGCTTAAGGGATAGCTTTTTAGCTACCTTTAGTATCGTGTCCCTATTTTCTATAGGAATAATATTATTCTTACGCATGAACACAGAAATTTCCTTACGTTTCTGTCCGTCAAGGTAATCATTTCGTCCTGTATCGGCAATAACACCAATGACTTGTTGGTCTGATACCCATATTCTAGGCTCTGGTTGTGTTGCTAACCACCTCAACCCATCTAAGTCAACAGAGTTAGCACCCCATTCGCCAAGTTTATCTAAAGCATGGTTACTCATTCTACCGTCTTTTGCAATGACACGTATCTCTCCGTCATAGTCATCTATTTTTCTGTTGTAACCAACATAACCAGCAATATTAGAAGCTGGTAAGAGTTCAACTATTTCTTTAATGTCATCTTTATATAACCCCATAGAGCCAGAGCAATCAATCATCATAGAGCCACCTGCAACAGTTGTTCTTCTACTGAATACCTTTCTATCGGTAGCCATTCTGTGCATACTTCTAGGAACGACACCTCTATCGGAACTAGATTTCTTTAGTTCTCTAATAGCTTTGTCTACTGATTCATCTGGTTTGAATGGTATTAATCTAGCTTTACCATGTACACCAGAGGCTACTTCTCGTTCGTAATCTACAAGATGTTGGTGCTTTCTATCAGCATCTTCCATAACTTCTAGGGCTAATTCCTTACCCAATCCTTTAGGTAAAGTAAGAGCATACTCTTGTTCTGGCTGAGGCGTATCATCTTCATAACGTTTACTTGGTAAACAGTTTGGAACGTTACGTCTATTACCTTCTTTACCTTCAAGTATTCTACGAATCTTATTGACTCTGTATCTTACTTGAGTTTCAGATAATTTATCATACACCCAACCATGCTTGTACTCTTTATCATCTTCGTTCCAGTATTTTTTCCATGCACTAGTTTCAATTTCCATTCTTCGTGCATAATACTGAGCCTCTCTTACAATAGCTATTGCTGAGTAGTAGGCTTGGAATATAATACTAGAGTCTTGCTCAATAATATGTTCGGGCATTCTAAAATCCACTTTAGTTCTAACTACATTTAGAATTGTAGATTCCATTCTGGTAGCTTGAATACCACCGTCTTGAACACACGCATACTTTTTTACAAAGTCCCTAATGAATTTATGTACGTCATTGGTTTCATAAAGTTCATTTATTAACCTTACTACATACATATAGACATCTTCTTCTGAGCCTATGGGAATAGTAGCTGATTCATACAAGTCTATAAGTAGCTTATCTTCTTTAGTGTATGTACCACTCTCTATTCTTTCATGAGTCTTTTTTATAGTTTCGTGAGCTATACTACGTCCACGCCAATTTGGTTGTCCATACATCTTTTTAAGCAAGTCATTTTTTCTAACTTCAGCTACTTTATAAGAGAAAAGCAACTGTGCTGAATAGTTCAACACAGTTTTATTTTTGAAGTTCATATTATAAAACAACTTCATTCTCCATAGACAAGCTCTCAATAGTACCTGTTTATTTATCTCATCTTTAGTGATAACATAATCTGGTACATTAATATCATGTCTGCCTTTTTGTATGTGTGGTGAAGATGTATACTTCACTTTAAAGTTTCTTACCTTATCGCCTATCAAAGCTAAGTTTGGTAGCATAAAAGGTAAGTTAGTTGGTGTATCTGTATAGCTTATACTGAATAAACTATTCATTAGAAATTCCAAATGCCTCGTTGATAGCATAGGAATCTTCTTTGAAGATAACTCTTACAGCGTCAACTTCATCAATTCCGTTATCTAGTAGCTGTTGTAGTGCTATCCATTTACGCATTGAGAATCCAGATGACTCAGTTTGGTCCAAGTAAACAGACGCTAGTTTCTTTGGTAAAGAACGTAACGCCTCTGGGTGTACTTCTCTAATATGAAACTGCACAGGGAATCTATCAGCTAATGCTTCAGGCAAATCCTCAGGCTCTCCATTCATAGTAGCTACTACTTGGAAGTTCTCAGCAGGTCTTACTACTTCTTTATCCTTGTTAGGAAGTGTGAACTTCGCAAATTTTGGGTCATCTAATAGAGCGTGTAAGAATGTCATCACATCTATACCAGCTTTGTCTATCTCATTGATAACCAATCTACCACCAGTTTTCCAAGCCATTACGCCAATTCCGTCAATCCATTCAAATCCACCATCTTCGGTAGCTATGTAGTGTCCCATAAGTTCACTAGCCGTACTGTCTGCTGACAATGTAATTGCATAAGACTCTTGGTTTTCTTTCAATCCAAGACTATTTGCTTGATAGGTTTTACCAGTTCCAGGTATACCATAAAGTAATATTCTTGGTGTTATTGGTAGGACTTGTTTAAGTAAATCCCACTCACTCTTTCTCGTCATTATTTTCTCCTTCTCTCTTTAAGAGATTCTCTATTTCTTTTATAAAGGTATTTGTCAACCCGTCTTTGTCAACAACTTCCCATAAGTTCAACCACTCTTTACGAGTGACACTATCGTCTATCCACCTAATATCTGGAATATTAGGAAGTATTTTCATAGCTTCCATAGGTACATCAACTGCTACTGTGGTGTATTCCTTATCTAAAGGCATACCATCTCTGCGTTTAACAATCACTTCAAACATAAGTCTGACGTGAGTATCAGTCACTACACCAGCCTTGTGATAATGGGGCATAGCCATCATTAACATACAAGGGAATCTATCGTCAACTACAATATCCAAATCGCTATCCATAGTTTCATCTAAGAAACTTGGTACAATCTGTCTGTTGTAATCGTTGTCTATTGCTAGACCATTGAGATACTTTAAGATGTCAACAGTAATAGCACAGTTCTTTAGTCTTTCGCTAAACTCTGCAATATCTTTTGCATCTCCTTCGATACCACTAGGCATTATCATTCTCCTCTCCTACACAACATTGACAAAACTCTACGTCATTAGAGTTAATCGTATCTTGTGTGTCATCTTCTTTCTTTACTAAATCATCTACACAATTACCACAAAGGGCATAGCTTAGATGAATCCATAAACTCTTAGGTTGGTTTGCTAAGTCAACCACTTCTATCGGCACATTACAGAAGTCACATATCCACAAGTCGTCTGGAATATTTGTGTCTGTTAATGTGTCAAACACAAAGTCATCTTGTCCATATTTCTCGTAGTATGCAGTTCTCTCTGCTCTGTCGTTCGCCCTATGTCTTATAGGGTTTGATATTATAATGTTCTCAGGCATTATTCTCCTTTCCGAAAGGAGATACAGTATACATTCTTGGGGCATGAGCAGTAAGTTTGAACTCGTCTTTGTTATCTACTAGAGCTACAATCTTATCTACTTCCCCTACTGCGTATTCTTTTGATACGTCACTATCAAAGTAGAAATCAACAGTCAATATATTCTCATCTCGTTTCATATTCTTATCTATGTACTCATATATTTCAGGCATGACATTCCTTTCTATGACTTTCCTTTAACCAGTAGTCAACATCAAGTGTGATGTCGGGGTGGCTAAGTATGTCATTAATATCTACTGTGGCTTTGTTTACTTCTTTTCCACAGTCCTTACACTTCATTGTTTATCCTTAACTACTACTTCTTTAGCAGTAGTTTTACCTATCATTACAGCGTCTATATGTATCTTTGCCTCGTCATAGGTATAACCTTTGTCTAGGCAGTACCATAACTGCTGTATAATTTCTTCAAGAGTCATTTTTCCTCACTCTCTAATAAGTTAATTGCAACTTCTAACTGT